TACGTCAATGTCACCGTCTTTTAATCGTTCGAGTGTTTCAAAGAGGTGATCACGTAGGTCGTTAATTTTGTTTCTTGCCATAGGAGTTTATTTTTCTTGTTAATGATTTTTTGATTTGTACAACTTCGAGTAATTCTTTCGGGAGATTTTGAACGTGATTCCTTCGCATATGCTCTACACGATCTATCACTTCCAAATTCTCAATTGTTATATTGTTTTTGTTTCGGTCTTTGAACACCACGAACATTCCTTTTGGAACTTCTCCGTTGTGTTGTTTCCACAAAAGGATGTGAACAAACTGAAATCCTTTCTCAACTCTTTCAACCAGGTATCCATCACGGAATGAACGATGTCCAATTGGTTTGGTGTTGTGTGGTGGTTGCCCTTTTTTAAATTGGGTTTCTTTCCCTCCGATTTGCAAACCTTTCATTCCTTTGTTCCACGACTTCATTCCTTTTTTGAATTGAGTGTGTTCATACCCTTTGTAGTTTTCTTTGTAGTAGCTCATCAACCAATCCTGGTCTTTGTTCAATCCTATTCTTTTTGCACGGTTGTAAATGCGTTTGATACTGCACCCGAAATGAATTGCCAAATCTTTTGACAATGTTGTGGGGTACAATTTTACGAGCTCATCGCTTTCGGCTTTAGTCCATCTCTTGCTCATCCTCTTTCTTTATACATTGTTCGATTGCCAATATAATTGACATCAATAATTCCACATTCACCGTGCCTGTTCTTCGAAATAATCAACTCCGCTTCTTCGATTTCGGGTTGAACGCTTTCATATTTGGCTGGTCGGAAAGGAAACATAACTACATCTGCATCTTGTTCGATACTTCCGCTCTCTCTTATGTCCGACAACATCGGTCTTTTGTCTGCTCGGTCTTCAGGCTTCCTTGATAACTGAGCCAAAACAATCACGGTTATTTGCAATTCCTTTGCCAACAATTTCAAACCACGTGAAATTTCTGCAATTTCTTGCTCTCTGTTTTGTTTGCTACCCTTCATTAACTGGATGTAGTCAATAACCAGCAAGTCCAACCCGTGCTTTGCTTTGTGCGTTTTGGCTTTGGCTTTCACTTGCTGAATAGATGCGTTGGGTTCTTCGTCAACAAAGAAATCCACTTGGCTTCTATTGACAGAATCACATAAATGGAAAAGTTCGTGTTCTCTCAATGTCGCATTACGTATCTTCCAATTCACAATGTCTGTAATCAATGAAAAATATCTTTTCGCCAATTGTTCTGCACTCATTTCCAAACTGATAATTAACCCCTTACCACCTAATTTCCCAAACTCATATATCAAAGACAATGCAAGTGCAGTTTTTCCCATTCCCGGTCTCGCTGCCATCACTATCAAATCACCAGCGTTCCAACCTCCCAACATTTTGTCAAGCGATTTCCAACCCGTTCTTTTGCCTGTTATGGCTTCGCCACGGCTGATGGCTTCCGTTATGGTGTCCAATGCTTTTGCACTCACCTTGTGGATTGAAACTGGATCGTGTATGGTTGTGAACCTCGTGTTATCAATTGCGTTTTGTGTGTACTCCAACAACTCCTTCAAACTTTTGGTCAAATCAATCTGCCCCAATTGTGCAATGAATTGCTTTTGCAAAAAGCTTTGTTCTAACCTCGGAAGATACTCACTCACATTTGCCACGTTGGACACATTTTGTCCAATCATAATCACTTGCATTCGTTCGCTCTTGGTGTAACCATCGGTTAAACTCATATAATCGATTGGTTCATTATCAAAGTACTTGTCTTGCATCCGCTTAATCACTTTGCGATGCAATGGTATCTCAAACCAATCCGCTTTCATTCTTGGTAACAACGCCCTTGTTTGTTCGTAAAACAATAATTGTCCCAAAATATAATCTTCTAATTTCTCATTCATAGTCCGCCAAATTAAATCTTTTTAATACTGGAGCTTCTGTTTTGGGTGCAGTTTTTTTATCATCTTCCCAATTTCTCACCGCTGCCTTCCAGTCCTTCATTTTGTTTTTACCTACCATCCATCCCTTTGATTCATAAAAGTTGTGGAAACGACTTGCATAGTTGCTCATTCCTCTTTCTTTCATATACTCCTCTACTTGTTCAAGAGTTGGTTTCATAAAAACCTTCTTCTGTTCTTGTTCTTTTTCTTCTTCTTGTTCTTCTTCTTCTTGTGATGCAGTATATATACCATTTACATACTCTATCAATACTCTATCTTTCACAAGACAAAGTTCTGATTTGATGCAACTTGCAACTTTTGGAGATGTTGAACCGTTATATTTCAACCAGTTCTTCAATGCGACCTCTTTTGTGATGTCTGAATAAAGAATTTTACCCGTTCTAATAAAGTATGCAAGGAGTTTGGATACTCTATCAATACTATATCCAAGTTCAAAAGCCATTTGTTTTTTACTGATTTCGTAAATACCACATTGCTTTGTGCGTTCGTTAGTCAATAAATACAAATAGAATAACCGATGGTCATTGTCCAAGTCCTGAATAAATGGATCACTCCAAAAGGATGTGTGGATTTTTCTAAAGATTGCCATCTTATTTAGATAAAAAGTGTTTGTTAATCGCTTCCCTAATTTCACTCCAGTTGCTTTCGTCTACCCAAATTTTACCAAGTAGATGTTGATTCAACATCATTTCAGAAAGTTCAATCAAGAAATCATAGGTGAACCAATAATCACCGTTGCAATAAACTTCAATAACTACCCATTGGTTTTCAATTTTTGTTTTTGTTGTGTATGTGTTTTTCATAAATAAAAAAACCCCATCGAAATAGAGCAATTGCGGTGCATCTACTTCAACAGGGTAAAAATCTTTTAACGTTGGGAATCCGCAATACTCCCGTTAACCCTACAAAGATAATCAATCACACATTGTATCCCAAATCTTTCAATACTTTTCGTTGGCGATTTTGTCGTAGGTCATACAACGCACCACGGAGATTTGCATTGTCACGTTGTAGCTTTTGCCGACATCTGCGGATGGTTTCGGGCGATGTGAGTTTCCCTGATTCCAACCGTGCAAAAAAGTTGAATAGGTTGGACTCTTGTCTCCAAATTAATGAGCAAAGGAGATTGTCATTGTCTCTTGTCGCTGGATGTTTTTCCAACAATCCTTGTACGATTTCTTTTGTTCGATTCATAGTGGTTTGATTAACTTGTATAAATACCTTGCTTTGCATTGGCTGAATCCCATTCGTTGTTCAATCTCTCTCCACGTTTGTTTGAAGTCCTCACGAAGGATGGCAACTGCCCAGGATTGTGCTTGTCTATCCGTTTTCATTGTAGATTTTTTTGGCGTTTGCAAACCCGGCATTGTATGCCAGTTGTTGTTCCATTTTCTCAAGTTGTTTGAAGTTGAATATCAAGTGCGGAGAGATATCCAAATCGGGGTATTCGCTGCGGATGTGTTCAACCAATCGGTCTATTGGTGTCTTCATTTGTTAAATTTTTCTTTGTAGTATTCGTTGCTTTTTACCATAAATCTAACGCCAACCTTATCTCCTATATTCCAATAATCTTTTTCGTCCGATTGACCTCGCTCGTGTGCATCTTTTATTTCATCCTTGTGCATTACTTTGGCGTGTTCCAAATGTTTTTGCCATTCAAAAATGTTCAATTCACAATTAAACAATTTGTCATATAACCACTCCACACTACTTTGTTTATCGTTGCTCATTGCTCATTTATGAATTTAGCGTAATCGTGTGCGTCCTGTTCACTCTCAAAGGTGGCGAGTAGTTCTCCAGCGAAGTATACTCGCCACTTGCAGATTGAGTTAATTGTTGCCTTTACTACCCTTGCCTGTAACATTTTTTAACTCTGTAAATTGGTTCTTCCAAGTTTGAATTTTATCCTCCAACTCAGCGATTCTCTTTTCGCTTGTCATCTTCGCTTGGTTTAAATCGTCTTTCCCTTGCTGGATGGTTGATCTAATTGTCAAGAGTTCGGTTTCTAAATCCCAAATCGTGCGATTCCGTTGGTTGATTTCGTGTTGTAGCTCTTCAGCGTTTTTCTCAAGCCTACGCAACTGGTAAGCGAGAAGGACAGTCACACCGCCCAAGATTATGTAGGTTATCATTTTGCTTTTCCTTTATAGAATTTGTGGTTGAATAGAACCTGACTGAATTGGTCAAATTCGGGTTTGTAAACGTCACGCTCAAACTCATATGGTTTGGCTTCAGGTAGTTCCTTGTTCATTGCTTTCTTGATGCAATGGATTCCGTAACCCACCGCAAAAACGATGGGTGTGAGAACGATTGGATAAATTATGTCTAAGCTCATATTTTAATCGTTGTAATCGCTGGTGAATGATTTGTAACCACCTCTCACAAACCATAGAGCTTGTGCTTTTGTGTCAAATCCGAGTGCCATTTCTTGGTCGTTGTCAAACCAAACAATACCCCACCAATTGTTGGAGTCAAAAGCTTGGCGATTGCGGTTGTCAATTACTTCGTGTTTCATAGTGATTCAAACTAACAACTTAAATTTCACTTATGCAAATTTATTTTCTTATTGGCTTTGTGAATGGACGTTTTATTTTGTGATTGACAAAAATAGTTCTCCAGCGTAGGTCAATTTTTCGTCAATCATTTCTTGGATGTCCTCCTCCAAAGTGATAAGAGTGGTTGTGAGCTTCTTGCCGATGGGCATTCGTGGATCGTATGAAACAAACAAACCCTCTTCCAACC